CCTCTGCACCATTCTTCATGTGTACTTTGTGCTTTGTGGCCTTGTCTTTTCCTTTAGAAATTTTTTCTTTATAGTTATCATTCAAATATAACATAATTTTAATAAGCATACGCTCTGCTTGGTCTTCAGTAATAGAAATAATTAATACTTTCTTATTAGGATTATGAGCAATAAACTCTGCTGTTTTGATTGCAATGATTTGTGACTTCCCAACTTGCCTACCTGAACAGATGCATAGATTACCTTCTGCATCAAGTACTTCCTTCTGCCACGCATCTAAGGTGAAAGGTATTTTCATAGTCTCATAGTTCATTTTAGTTGTAGTATTCATATAGTGCACATATCCATAGTATTATTAGTAGTGTTTCAATCATTGTATATTATATATTATTTTTTTTGTCTTATATGTATACTGTATATATGTATCCGGCGTAGCATCCGCCCATCCAGTTACATTAATGCTTTATTCCTTTCAATAAGCCTTTAACCTGTAAATAAAACTATGCACCCCTATGAGCAAGGGGTACATAGCACTTAGGGTTGTTATACTGTATGAGTTCTTATCAAAGGAGGTGGCCCTTACTAAGAATGTGATAGTCAGGTATATAAACACAGGCTGCCTACTATGCACACAGTTAGTGTGTATGCTTTGCGTTCACTTTTTATCTATGTGATAAAAAGGTATATGTGAGTACACATATATAAATGTTTGTATTGTGGGTAGACGTTTATATACCCCAATGTTGCTTAATATACATACTGTCTTATACATTATCATATACTGTTGTATTATGTAGTGTGCGTTTACAGCATTAGTTATAATGCTCTTATTCTTCTTCTATCTTTGTTACTTTAACGTAGTCTCCTACTTGTAAATCACTGTTCTTCTCTATTGTAAGTATCTTCATTCCTTGTGCTCCTACTCTTACCTTTCCAATCATCATTGTTTCTTGCCTCCTATTAGTTTTAATATATCTATATTGAATAGTTTAGTTGCGGCTATCTTATGAACCTTCTTGTTACCCCACCATACCATTGGTGTAGCATCTAGTAGTTCTTTTGTTGCAAAGCCCTTAACTAACATGTATCTGTTCTGTTTGTCCATCTTAGCATATATATAAATGTCATGTTGTGGACCTGTATACCACATATCTTTAGTGTAGCTTGTCTTCAGGTCAATAGTTACGCCATTGATTATGAAGTCAGGCTCTTCTGTTCCTTGCTTTACAAATGGTACCCATTCATGCTTAATACCCTGTTCATTCATATATCTTGCCAATACCATTTCACCTAGTAAGCCAATATAGTTGTGGTCACAGTTAAACTTATTGTATGTTTTAATGCTATCAAATATCTTTATGTTACGTTTTGCTAGTTGTACTTCTTCCTTAGTTATATTTATTCTTATCATTTAAGACACCTCTATATATATATATACCACTTCTACTATATAAAGCTTTCTATTTTAAGGGGTTGTTTTGACTACCCCAAAGCAATTACCCCTAATACCCCAAAGGGTACACCTGGTACCCCGTAACACCTGGTACCCCTGGTACCCCTGGTACCCCTGTTACTTACTTTACTTACTTTATATTATGATACGGTGGTTACCCCCTTTACTTACCTTTCTTTATATTAAGAACCTTACGTAACCTTACGTTACCTTACGTAAGGTAACCGCGCGCGCGTACGCTGGCTGCACGGGAGTATAAAATATATGTAATTAATTAGAAATGTAAAAAAGTGCGTTTTAAGCAACGTTTATAGCTTAGCCTACACTTAGTACCTTTATTGAAAGAAGTACGCTTAGGACGCACGTATGCGTCCCAGGTACGTATCCTAGAAGTCCTTGTAACCTGTTTAAGGGGCTACAATATACTTTAATACTTTATATCTTTCTGGTCCAATTCCCGGTTCAATGAAAAGTTGAACGCTATCTGTTGCAACTGTTGTAATTGTTTCAGCATCCATACCTGCTACGGCTTCCGTAAAGGTGTCATAACTTCCTACAACTGTTACTGTTAGTGCTCCTGCCATTTTAGATATTCAACCTCACTTTTATAACTGTTGCGGTTGCACCAATTGTTTCTAGTGCTTTACCCATAGTATATCCTTTTTCTGTATCCAATGTAGTATATACTTTAATTTCATTTAGGTCATTGATACCTACTTGATTACCTACTGTAATTGCAGCTGCTGTGGTTTTTAAACCCCATGTACCGTTAAGTGCTGCTGTAATCTCTGTTGAACCATCACTTGCTACCTTTTCAAACATAGCAATACCAGCACAGACTTCATTATCTGCACTGCTGGCACTTGCTGTATTTGGGCTGGTTAGCTGTAATATAGTTCCTTTTGGAATAGCCACTCCGTCTGCTACTGTATATCTAGCATATCTAGTTGGCTTTTCATAATTTACTGCTATTGCTCCTGCCATTTTATTTTACCTCTATTCCGCCACTGATGTTATTGCTTCCCATGCTGTTGAGCCAGTTGTTGATGTAACACATACAACTAGTTTACTTAAACTGGAATCATACTGTATAGTTCCAACTTCAGGTAACATTGTATATCTTACTGTTGCTGAACTAATAACTGGTGCAATAAATGCTTGCGGTCTTATTGTTTGGAATTCATCTGCCATTTTATCTACTTCCTTGTGTTTGTAATTTTACAAACAGCGTTTGGTGAAGGCATCTGACATACTCCTAATTCAAATGCTCTTATAGTTGTCTTAATTCCAGGGTCATCAATTTGCATTACTGTTAATGCTGTTGCTTGTTTCCAAGTCATTGCTTCTTTTGCTACTACAACGTATGCTACGTCTGGTGTAGTTGCTTCTAAAGCTTCAGTAACCATAATATTTAATCCTGCAATTGAGCCAACTACGCCATTACTAACAACGTCTGCTGTCTTAAATGTTGGACTATTTACTATTTTACTGTTACTAATTAGGTTTGTATAATCAGTACCATTAATACATAGGTATCCATTACCATTCAAAGCATCAATATTATCTTCTCTTAGTTCTTGAATTGCTTGTAAGATATTGTATACTGGGTCTCTGTTTGCTACTGTTGCACTGTCCCATTCTTTACCTGCTGAGATAGCTACACTGTTTCCTGCATCAGCTAACATAGTTGCTGCAATCTGTGAGTCTACTGCGTAAGCTACTGCTCTACCTATTCTTAATATAGTTCTTTGAATCATTGGGATGTTATTTAGGTTTGAATCTTCATATGAAATCATTCCTTCCATACCATACTTCTCAATCAAAGCACTTACTTTTGTCCAGCTTGCTTCTCCATAAGGGAAAGGTGCTAGTCTTGGAATTCCTTTAACGTTTGTTTTTGATGCTACTCCACCACCAACTAATTCACTATTACTTTCTCTATAGTAAGTTTCTGTCCATGCGCCTGAACTGTCTACTGCACATAGTGTCTTTAATTTATATTCCATAAGAGCTACTGCTTTTACTGCTCCGTCAATAAATTCTTTTCTTAAATCTGCTTCTCCTGTTGTATCTGCCATTTTTTATTTACCTCTAAATATTCATTCTTACTTTTATTACTGTTGGTACTGCTTGTGATGCTGAAGAAACTACTGTTTCCATAGCTTTACCAAGTACATAACCTTTTTCATTATCTAATGTTGTGTATGCTTTAACAACATTTGCTGTTACTCCTTCTACTGTTACGTCATATCCTACTGTACATCCTGTTGTTGTTGATATAGGCATTCCCCATACTCCATCAAGAGCTGCTGTTACTTCTGTACTTCCATCTGTTGATACTTTCTCCATCCAAGCTACTCCGCCTGCTACATCATTGTCAGCTATTGATGCTGAACCAACGTTTGCAGTTGTTACTGCTAGTAATGTTCCTTTTGCTATACCAATTGAGCTTGATACTGTGTATCTTGCATATCTTGTTGGTAGTTCATAACATATTGCTTCATTTGTCATTTTGTTTTACCTCTAATATTTTCTTCTTAATTGCTTCACTATATAAATCAGCTTGTTCAATATCAATTAGTGCTTGCTTCTTAATATTTTCCCATGCTTTTAATCCTTTCTCCCATTCTTCTACATTCATTGTGAGTCACCCTTTGTTAACGCCTTCTCAATAGCTGTGCCTTTAAAGTAATCTTTCATACCGCTCTTAAGTTTTTGTTCTGGTGTTTCAGCTACTAATGCTGGTGAGCCTGCTTCTGCTACACCACTAAGGGTGCTTTGAACTTTAAGTCTTTCTTGTCTATCAAGTAATTCATTCATTACTCTGTTAGCTTCTTCTTGTCTTACTACAATCTGTTCTGCCTTAGTAACTAAGTCAACTGTATGCTCAACTTCTTCTTGTTTTTTTTCTTGTTCCATTTTAGTTCCTCCTATACGGTTTTCCACGTATCTCCTATATTTTGTTTAATTGCTGCAACTGCTTTCCAGCTGTCACCAATATTTATCTTAGCCAATGGTACAGCTTTCCAACTATCCCCAATGTTAATCTGTAAGTTTAATCCTGATGATGCAAACGGATTGTATCCATCACCACTGTTATATAATTCTGATATTTCTGCCGCACTTAATGCTCTTGTCCAAATACCTACTTCATCAATAAGTCCATTCCAATAAGCATAATATGTACCCCAATCATAACGTCCAATATATATACTATCTGATGTATTTACATTTACTGTTTTAGTTGTGGCATATACTGCACCATCTAAATATAGTTTACATGTTGTTCCATCAGTTGTTGCGGCTACATGATACCATGTATCTGTACTAAGTGTTGTTGAATGTGTAATATCATTGCTTCTTAATACAAGTCTTAAGTGTCCATTGTAAACGTTTAAAGTAAACAAACTATTAGTTGCACCAGCTGCTCCCATATTTACTATGGTTAAATCACCTGTAACTGTGTCTCCTTTAATCCATGCACATATTGTCCTTGCTTCATTACCATCTATTCCTAATGCTCCAGGAGTAAGGTACTGCGTAGTACCACTATAATCATATGCGCCATTTAATTTACCTGATGCAGTTGTTGTTGCGCCTGTAACTGATGCATCATGCCTTCACCACTATCATCTGAACCATCTGTGTCACATGAATAATATGCTATACAATTATCTGTTAGTGCCATTTTAAGCTGTGTACTGTATGTACAGTGACCCCTCAGTTGTTGTGTTTGCTGTTGGTGGTGTTGCTGATGTACCATAGCATATATTAGTTATCATATCAGATGCTGCTGTACCATGGTCTAATGCTACTGCACTTGCTCCTAATATTGTATCTGTATTCTGTGTATGGTCTGTTGTGTTACTGTGTGTACTTGCTAATACGTGTGCATCATTTGTATTACTGTGTGCTGATGCTACTACTGCTTGTACTGATGAGTAAACAGCTTGTAAATCTAAACCATCTACATTACCTGTAGTAACAATATCTGTGTCACCCATGTTGAATTCATTTGCTGAACCATTAAAGGTAACCATCTTACTTACACCACCACTGTTAGTTTGTAGTATAAGGTCTTTATCTATCTTCAGATTTATTAACTTTATATCATCATTAGAGTTCTGTGCTAATGTGCTATATGCTGTACCTGAGTACAACCTAAGTACTGCGTTCTCTCCATCTAATGCGTGTACACATACTTCTGTTGCAACACCTGCTGTTCTACCATGAATATCTAAGTCATCATTAATTGCACCTTCATCCATATGCATATCTATTTGATGGGCTGTGTTAGTTGTCTTAAATGTTATTTCTGGGTCACTTGCGTCTGCTGTTTCTATTTGTATCTTATCTCCTGATGTTACTGGGCTTAGTGTTGACGCTGTTCTCTGCCATAATGGTGCTGCTAAACTATCTACATAAGCCTTGTTAGCAATATCATTTGCATCTACTGGTACCTTTTCAATTGTACCCTCCTTAGTGGCTACGTTCTTTCTTTCTGCGTAGTCATCAAAAATACCGGCGCTTTTATTACCGGGTTCTGACATAGTCCTACTACTCATGGACTTTACTGTGTATGGGTTCTTGTTCTTTGCCATTCTATTTACCCTTTGACAGCATCAATAGTTTTTTCTGTGCTGGCGTTAGTTCTTCAAATGCTACTCCAAAATACACATTTGATGCTGCGTCTATATCAACAAACTCTGTTTCTCCTGATGAGCCAAGTAGTCCAAAGTTCAATGCACTTGCTCCTGATGCTTCTGTTGCAGTTGCGTCTTCAAATGCTGCTGCTGAATCTGCTGTTGCTTGTTGGTCAGCTCTTATACCTTCATCATATGTACGTTGTTCATCTCTTTGTTCTTCATCATAAGCACGTTGTTCATCTTCTTGTACCATATCTAATGCTTCATCATATCTCTGTGATATAATTGAATCTGGATTCTCATTCATAGCTTGTAAGATTTCTACGTTAGTTACAATTTGTTCTGGTGTCATATTAATCATCTTTGCTATCAATCTTGTCTCAGTTGCTTTTGCTTCTGCTGCTACTTCTACAGTTGCTTGTGTGTATAAGTATTGTGCTGCTGCTCCACCAGGGTCAAGTCCTGCTGCTCTAAATAAGTCTTCATTACTTACTGTTACTCCTACTTTTATTCTTGCGTCTACATCAGCTACAAAGTCAGTTGACTCTTGTGCGTTTGCTTCCATCTTCTTTCTTGCTTCTGCTACTAATGGATTCAATTCAGCATATAAAGCGTTTATCTTATTACCAATCATAGTTCTTCCCCTATAAAATGGTATACCTTTTATCCATCCTGATGTGTTTTCAATTGCTCTCATGTCTTCTTCCATTTCATCTGCTTCTATACCATATCCATTGTCTCTAAGGAACTGTATATCATCTGGTGCGTTTGTTAACATCATTCTAATATCAGTATTTGACCCAATATATGATGTTCCACTAGTTGTCAATGCTGTTGCTGCACTAGCTAGTCCTGATAGGTTTATTTTACCACCACTAGTCATAAAGTACTTCTTCATTAAACTACCAATAGTTGTTGCTGTCTTTGTATTCTTACCTATTGCGCCTGCTGTTTGTATTGATGCGCCTGTTTCTAACCATCCTGCTGCCTGTGGTATAGTATTTGCTATTATCTTTTCTCCACCGGGTGCTAACATTGCTGTATCTGCTGCCTTCATACCGTTGATTACTGTTTGAGTATTCTTTACTTGTGCTATATTAGCTGCATATTTAACAGTTCTAAGCTTATTAACCATACCAACTAACTTAGCTGATATATATTCTCCACCTGTTCCTGCTAATGCTATTCCACCAACCATACCTGTAAGTATTCCTGCTCCTTGTGGTCCGTCAATAGTTCTAATATCTCTACCTGCTTCATCTTTCTTGAAAGCAAACCCTTGTTTAAGCCCTGACCAGAACTGTCCTGTTGGTGACATTGCAAAACTTTCTTGGCTTGTAGCTGCTGATATTGAACCTGTTCCTGCTGGGTCAAAACTTCTTGATGTATCTTCCGTTGGCTGAATATCATATGCTGGTGCTGGTGCTGTTGAGTTCTGTGTAATGTCAGCTGGTGCTGGTACTGGTGCTGGTGCACTACTTGTACTACTTGACCTACTTGAACTACTACTTCTTGTTGGTCCACTTGTCTGTGCTAAGTCAGGTCTCTGTCCTGCTGCTGCCTGGTCTACTTGTCTAAGTACATCCTTTGCTGTTGCTGGCTTAGGTTCAGGTGGTCTTGTTTTAGCTGCTCTTGACTCTGATGGAGTCTGTCCACCTGGTAAATACCCACCAAGCTTCTTGTCTACTTTGTTATATACGCTTTTAATCTTGTCTAGCCATCCCATTTTATTTAGCCTCCGTAATTACTTTTACTATTAGAGTATTAAATGCCTTTTGTGTTTTAATGAATTCTAATAATAACTGTCTAAATGTTTTGTCTTTCATTTACAAAGCACCTCTTTCTATTGGTGGTTGTAAGTTACTTTCTTGGTTTAGTTGTTGTTCCTGTGTTCCGTCTTTTCTGTCATCACTTAACAAGTTATTTTGTAAGCTTGCTGGGAATGTTAGTTCAATTTCTAAATTAATTTGGTTTAATATCTGTTCTTCAATAAACAGTTGTTCTTCTTCTATACACTGTTCAAAAGCCAAATAAGCTATCTGTGCTGCTGTCTGTGTTAGCTCTTGTGACCCACCAATGATTATCTGTGGTACTCCAACTGCTTGAAAGAAGTACTGATTTAACTGTGTTATCCAAGGTAGTGGGTTTAAACTTGAGTTACCAGGTACTGTTGCTAACTCTGTTGTTACTGCTCCTTTAGGAATAAAGATGTCTTCTCCTTCTCCTTTAGACGCTGCTACCTTTGCTTTGAAGCTTGCTATTTTACTTGGTACATCTGTATCAAGTGACCATATCCTAACTGGATATATATTTCTGTGTAATAGTTTCTTATAGTCTGTCATAGCTTCATTTCTCATTAATATGATGTCTTCTACAGATTCAATAATGCTTGTTCCATGTATCTCATCTGCTATTCTGTTTCTGCATAAATGTAATATCTTTTCTGGTGTAAACTTAGTTGCCTTTCCACTTTGTATCTGTTGCTCATATCTAATTATTACTCCCTGTCTATTAGCTACTATCTTCATAGTGCTTGGGTCTAATGGTTTGATATTAACTAGTTGTCCTTTCTCTCTTATTACTTCTGCAAATGCATCACCATAAATGTGATACTCTCTTATCATGTTCTCTAATATACTGTTGAATGTGTCTTTACCAAAGCCTCTTATTCCATCTAATGACAATGTTGTCAGTTCTGCTGATGTAAACCCTTTACCAATAGTCCATGTTGCTTTGGTGTCTATAGCCATCTTTAGTTCAGGTACTGCTTTATAGTATCCTAAGTACTGTGATGCTTTAGTATTCATATATTCTGTTTCTTTGTTGCCGGATGCACCATCTGTGGATTGTGAATCTACTGAAAAGTCAGTAATTACACTTGCCTGTGCTCCAGTTGCTGCTGCGTTTATTTCTGTGTATGCCATTTATTGTACCTCTACCATAATTGTATTCCCCATCCTTTACATTCTGCTGTTCCTTCACTTGCTCCTGCGTTAAGTTTCAACTTGACTATTAAGGATGTTCCTATATTATCTATTCCTTCATTTTGATTAATATCAACTGTCTTATAATTAGTTCCACCATCAAGGCTTACATCTGCTGTAAAGCCTCCTGTGCCTGTTGTAGTAGGTCTGAACGCTACTATCTGAAACTTTGTTAAACTAGATGGTACTGTTATTGTATCTGTTTGTACTATTGCATCTATTGCTAATATAGGAGTATACGTCATAATATTTGCATATTGCGGTGTTCCTGTTCTTGTTGCGTTAGCTTGTTGATTAACAACTGTAAAGTTTGTACCTGAAAAAGATGACACAACATTATGTTTTACTAAAAAGCTACATTGCATTCTTACATTAAATGCGCCTGTTTCTATTGCTGAATTATAATCAGATAATGCAATATTTACTGTTCTAGTAGTTCCTCTTGTTATAGGAAATACTTTACTTAATCTTGTTGTAGCTCCACCGTCTTGTGTTATTGTTATTGTTAAATTTACTCCTCCTGAACCTCCTGAGAATACTAAAAATTGACTTAAAAATCCTTTTACTAATGATGTTCCATCCCAGTTATAATCATTATCTTCTACATCATCTGTATTATTATTCCAAGGTTCTGGTGTACCATTAACTTCATTTGTATATTTATCTGTACTAAATAATGCTGTAGTATTAGCTGTATCAACTGTGTTAAGGAACCCATCTGCATCACTGAATATGTCCATCTCTAATCCTGCGTACTCTCCTGGTGTAATACCAGCATCTGCTTGAAGTTGTAATACGTTTAGTGCTGATTCTAACGCTGTTAGTGTTACTGTGTCTACTTGTTCTGATGGTATCAGTCTTCCACCTGACCATACGTTAACTTGTCCATCATCAGGTGTAGTTTGGAATATACCACCATCTGCAAAGAGTCTGTCTGGTATATCAAGTACCATTTATGCCACTTCCCTGATAAAGTCTTCTACCTTCTTGTCTTTTAGTAATTTAAGACTTCTTAGTGCTGCGTCCCTAAGGACGTTAATCATGTCTTCTGCTTCAATTCTGCTTGTATATCCACTTAAATCATACGTAATTGCATATATTGCTGCAAGGTCTGATGCCACTTGCTTTAATATTCCTTTAGTGTCTACATTTAGTGTTGCATAGTTGTCACTGAAGTTATATCTAGTTTGTGAGTTTATCTGGCTTTCAACCTGAGTTAAGTAATCATTACTAGCTGCTGTACCAATTGCTGATACGTTTGCTCCTGCTTTAAGTTTTACATGCGCCACTGACGCAAATATTCCTGTTTGTGCTATTACCATTTTATTGTACCTCAAAATATATATTTAGTCTTTTATCTCTTACTGCCCAGGCTGCTCTGATTAGTCCTTCTGCTATGTGTGAGTATCTACCATATATCCTTATATTGTTAGTGTTCTTAGTGGATTCAAATATAATACTCTTTAAGCTTGTGAAGATTTCTGAGTCCTTAAGTAGTTGTATCTCTCCTCTTTCCATCATACGCCTTAAGTTAAGATATAAATCTTCCTTTAATAGCTTCTTTCTTCTTGTTTCATCTCTATCTAAAGCCCGTGATGCGTTATTTATAGCTACAACCTTGTTACTTGTCTGTGATTCCTTTAGTAACTGGTCAAATACTGCTACTCCTAACCCACCATCATCAATATAGATGTTTTTGAACTGATATTCTTTGTCCAGCTCTAGTATCTTGTCAATTGTTTCTGTTGTGAGTGTGTAAGTGTGCATGATGTTCTCTCTGTGAACAAACGTGTCTCCTACCTTTTCAAGTATCTCAAAAGTGGTTTCATCACCACCCATTCTAGCCACGTCAACTCCCATGTAGTACTCTCCTCCTTGCGTTACACAGACCCTTTCAACGTTCTGACAAGTGTTTATTAACTTATCATCAAATAATTGGCCTTGTTCTTCAAGAAATTGAGCTAAATACTGTTGAGCGTACTGTAATTCAGTCATACGCTCTTTTTCACGCTTTAAGTACTCTACCATGATACCACGCTGTGGTTCCGGTCTAGCTTCTGCTACTTCTTCAGAATTTACGTGAAATGTCTTAAATCCCATCTCTGGATTAGTATATGCTTCATAAAAGTACCCTTGTTGTGCGTTTGGTGTACTTAATAGCCACATCTTACCACCTGTGGTTAGTAACATTGGTGTAATGCTCTGCCATATTGCTTCAGGTAGGAATGCTCCTTCATCAGGGACTACTATATCCACTGTCATAC